TCAGTGAATCTCCTTTGTGAAATCCGCGAACTCGGCCTCCGCGTCTACCCATACCATGCGCCGGTAAGTCGAAAGCAGCGCGTCGAACTCGAGTCCAGTTGTCGTATGAAGGTCCTCTTCAAAGCCGAAAAGCGGAGCCGCTACCTGATTCTCAAGAAATTCCCAGAACACATAGTCAAGCCGCATGTGTCGGGGCTGGGCGCGCACAATGAACTCGGCCACCGTGGAAAGTTGCTGACGCTGAACAAGGGAATGCGCTCGCCGCCAGTCAAGCAGCAGAACGTCCTTTGGGATCATCCCCGTCTCAAGAGCGAACACCGCGGCTCGACGCCGTTCGTGCGAAAGAGGCTCAAGAATCTCGCATAGGTCCGAGACCATGAAGGCGGGGTCGGGTTCCGCAAAGGTCGCATAGGGCACCCGCCCAAGCTCACCCGCCGCCATCGCGCGATACGTTTCGTGCATCAGGGAGTCGATGTTCCGTCGAGCCTCGACAAGACGCCCTCGGTCCTTCCAGGTGCGAAGGAAAACGAGAATCTCTGCGGGGGTGACCTCATGAACCGGACGGCTCCAAAGCCAACTACGTGACAGCAAAGACTGAGGCAACAGCTTGGCCACTGCCCCGACCTCGCACACTTTCGGCATTCATCCCTCTCCAAAAGGTCTGGAGAGAGATGATAGCACCGCATACGCGCGGCGTAACGCGGATCTTATGCCGCCTTGGGCAGTTCGGTGCCCCTCACGAACTCGACCCAGCCTTTGATGACCTTGATGATCTCTTCCTGGGTCGTCTCGTCGAAACGCATGAACGCCAGGTCGTAGGTGTCGCGAGTCATCGCCTCGTTGATCCACGCCTGCTCGGTCGTAAGCATTGTCGCCATACGGGCCGCGTATGTATCGAGCAGCTTTTTCATGTCCTCGACCGACCCACGACCGAACACCGCCGGGAGCTCCTGTGCGAACCGCTGCAGAAACCGATGCCCGATTGTCGTTGCGTTGTGGCCCACATAGACCTTGAGTATTGCCCATCCGTGACTCTTCGCGAAGGCGTCGATCTGATCGCGACCATTGGGCTCGACGACGGCGACGATTGGCTTGCCCTCGCCCGCCAGACGCTCGAATTCTGCGACTGAGCCGCCGTAGAGATTGCCGCCGAACTGCACGATCTCGACGAACTTGCCGTTTTTCGCGGCGTCATCGAACTCCTCACGTGAGACGAAGTAGTAGTGCTGTCCGTGCACTTCGCCGGGGCGGGGTGCCCGAGTCGTTGTCGAAATCAGAACGCCGAAGCCTTCGCCCTTGAGCATCCCTTCGAGGGTAGACTTACCCGCACAGGAGGGGCCGGTCAGAGTAACAATCATGGGGGTCATGCTGCTTGGTCCTTTCGGTTATGAATGGATTGGGTCACGCCGACCACGAAATCGAGAAGCGTGAATAGGGGAACAACACGGCCCGTCGCGTCGGTCACGAGAATGTTGCCATTCGGCTCGACGGTGTAGTGCCAGGGAAACGGGTGCTTCGCGCGAAGCTCACCGACGTTCATGATGCGCCGACCCTTCGCTTCCCCGTCTCCTTCTTGAGAAGAATTCGCATCATGTAGACCGAGCCCTCGGTGGTCGCAACGATGTATACGACGCCAGTTAGGATGACCTTCCACCATTCGCCGACGGTGAGTGCCGGGAGCAGCGTGGACAGAATGAAAAGCTGCGTGATGAACCACACGCCGTTCGAGCAGATCGCCGCATAGCGGTGGTAGCCCGGGTCGCCACTATTCCTCGATCGCGACACCCACGTAAACGCCATGTTCTGCACAAAAGCGACGATGAAGAGAATTGCTAGACTGACGACGAGCTCCATCTCAGTTCTTCTCCAACGTGAACGGGCAGTCGATGTCCACCCGTTGCGGCTGTAGCGGTTGATTGAACGTCAGCATCGTGAGCCACACCCGACCCGTTAGAAGCGCCTTGACGCGCTCCCGCCAGGTCATCTGCCAGCAAGAGATCACAGTGCCATCCGGCGTGCGATGAACCGGCAAGGGCAGATATTCCGACTGGTCTTTCGCGTATACGGTGTTCTGCCCGAGGAATTCGATGGGCTTCATGACCGCACCGCGGAATCGAACTGATTCTTCACCCGCTCGAGCGAATCCGCCTCGGTCTTGTCGGTCCTGAACTCGACAAAGCGAGGCAGAAAGAGCGAATGCTTCTTGCCCAACTCTCTCGGGACCATGATGCTGTTTGCCTTCACGACCATGATCCGGTCGATGTAGCTCTTCCAGTCGCCGATGATTTCTTTACGCTGCGCGTCGGTGAAGCCCGAAACATCGACCTCGAGCTCGCCGCAGCTTGTCGCGCACTTGATCGAGCCGAAGGTTGCCTCGTTCTTCCCAGTGCCAGGAACGAACCCGATCACCCGAAGATCCACGTCCACTTCGAGCTTGAGCTTAACCTGTTCCCTGCTCGTTCCGTCCTTCCAGATCGCCGCAGGGTGCTTGACGATCGTGCCTTCTTTACCCTGCGCCAACAGCTCCGCGTAATGCTTGTAGGCTTCTGCGACCGACTTCACAATCCGGGTTGGAATGAGCTTGATCGGGCTGTTGGGATTGGCTTTCGTCCCGTTCGCAATCTGACGGGCGAGTTCCGCAATACGAAACCTGTAGCCCGTCTTGTATTGACCCTTGGGCCTGACCTCCCCCAAGGGGATTTGATCCCAAGTGAGAAACAGCACCTTCTGATTCGCCTCGAGAGACCGCCCTTGCGAAAGGGCGTTCAGAATGCCATTGCCAATTTCCCGAGCCGCGATCTTGCCGTCAACCATGACGACGAGCTCGCCATGCGTCTGCGTGTTCGCCTTCAAGGTGAAGCGCACCGCGCTCGCCAGCTCCTCGAGTAGATCCATTGGGAACGGGGTGCCCTGCCTGCTGGTGATGTTCACGACGCCGCCAGCTTCGTGATCGACGTTCGCGAACATCCCGTCGGCTTTCTCCTGCGAGATACAGCCCTCACCCCACGGCCAGGTGTCGAACTTCACGTCCTTCACGAGAGTGCAGCGCATATAGGGAAACTCGCGAATCGTCCCGCGGGCGACCCGATTGATGGTGCCGTCGGTGAACCCGGCCCGAAGGTCCTTCTTAATGATGCGCTTGAGCAACTCCGCGCTCTTAGATGTGAGAAGCTGCATCCAGCGATGCACTTCTTCCCGGGCCGCATTGCCCGTGAGCTTTCGGGCAGCCAGGTTCTCGAGCATCGTCCACACCGGGCCAATGAACAAAGTCTCGCCTGGGGCGAACTTCCCCAACTCGCGCTCGGGCACCTTGGCGATCCCGTAGGTGACGTAGGGATCGTAAGCCGCGACGCAGATTCGCTTAAAAAGCGGAAATGCCAGGTATTGCTTGACCAGCGCCTCTTTCTCGTTCTTGGAACTCGTCTTCGCAATCGCCTCGATTGCGTCGAACACCTGATCGCTGCTCAGGTCTGTCATGACTGATTGATCCTTTCTTTCGCGATTCTTCGGGCTGCTTCTAGTGGGGTTTCCCCCGGTCGAACGTCAATCTTGACGGGGGGTGTTTGGCCCGTCACGACGTTGGGCGCGGGCGCAAAGGTCTGCACCATTGCATTGATTCCATCCTCGAGACGGCCCGTATCGGCGTGCTCGAGGTCCTCAAATGTCGGGGAGCTTTCCACTCCCCCGCCGGGTTTGCCTAGCTGCGATCCGCTAGTAGAGGGCGCCATTACTGACAGGTTGCCACCGGACGACACGCTGACGGTCTTGACCAGACCGGGATTCGGGCCGTCAGCGCCTACAACGCCCATGTTCCATTTGAACGATTCGCGAGTCTTCTCTGCGAGCTCCAGGGTTCGTCGGGCGATGACGATTCGCTGCTCGTCGGTGGGCTCACCGTCGCACACAAGAATGGTATAGGGCGAGCCGGGGTGCGCGGGTTCCTCGCGAAGCCCTAGAAATGGCGTTTTGGGCGGATTCACCAACTCGCCCATGCGACCCCCTTCTCCTCGATAATGCCATTCATGACCTGTCTTTCCTTGTATTGGTAAATCAAGTTCGCTGCCTGCGCGATCAGCTTCCGATGCTCAATCTCGCGCAGTTTCAGACCAATAGTGAGGCGCTGAAGAAGCGAATTTCGCACCTGGTCCTGAAGTTCGGGCGGCAGTAAAGCCATGACCTGATCGACCTCACCCGAAGTCACCACGACCCCCACTCAACGCCGCGGTTGATCTTCTCCTCTTTCGGTTGACGCTTTGATGCGTGGTTGTCTGGCGGCGTAGGGTCGGGTGCCACGACCTCATTGAAGCCCAAGTGTTCTTGAATACTTTTTCGGTCCTTATGCAAGAAGATGTCGAGCACAGACTCGAGTTGTTTGGCATTTAGGGGCTTGATGTCGCTGGTCACCCAACCCCCAGAGCCGCGACCATAACCCCGCGCACGTTTGACCGAGCGTTGTCTGTCGAGCGCGACAAATGCTTCATTCGGGTTAGAAAACACCTGAACTTTTCTCTGTCCTCCCCAGGTCGGGTCAGGAATCCTTCCAGGATACTTACCCCAATGGGTAACAAGAACGCTACGCTTCTCGTCCAAAGAGCGAATGGCAATGATCTGGTAGAACTTGGTTCCACCCTCATGCACCGCGCTGGTTTTGACGATTCTCCCTGACATTCGATCTATTATACAGCGTTAGTAAGGCGTGACTTATGCGGCGAAGGCATTCATCTGACGACGCATCATGCGTATTGTCAAGCCAGTCGCAGGGCCGACAAGGGGGTGCGCCCGATAGAACGTGTCCCGAACCACCTGACTCGGGACCTCGTTGGGGTCCTTGTTGGCCGGCAACAGCCCGACCCGCACCATGAACCCTAGCTGACGCGCGATGTCGCCAGCCCTAATCGCATCATCGGTTGCCTGCACTTCACCGTCCCACATGAAGGTCAATTCCCTCACGCCGCGGGTCCAGAGCTCCCGAAGCCTGGTTTTCTGACTGTTCTCGTCAGCGTCCGACAAGTGCTTGCCGAAGGTCCCGATTGGCACCACATCCCGTAAAGAAGGGTCCTCATCGAACGCTATCTTGAGAGCCGCGACATCGAACACCCCCTCTCCGATCGCTACGCGCTTCGTGCGGATCGCGTTTAGAGCGTTGTAGAGAAATGTGCCACTGCCGGGAAGTGCGGGCGGAAAGAGGTATTTGGGCTCCTGGGTGCCGAGAATGTCACGACCTTGGAAGGTCACAAGTTTCCCGTCGAGATCATAGATCGGCAGCAAGATGCGGTTCGAGTAGTCCTGAAAGACCCAATCCTCGTTCGATGAGGGTTTGATTCTGAACCAACCCCTCACGCAGATCCGCATGTGAAAGTAGGCAGCCAGCTCCTTGCTAATCCCCCTGTTTTCGAGGTATGCGACGTTCTTGCCGAGCACCGGAATCGCGTAAGACTCGGGAAGCTGCCAATCTGTCGAGGGAGCCTGCACCGCAACCGAGGTCTTACGGGCGGGTCGCCAACCAGCCTCGAGCGCGAACTGTTTGATACGGGCGATGACCACCCGGTTCGCCGGGTTCCCTAGGTGTGCCTTGATGAAGTTCCACTTCGAGAAGTTCTCACCGGGAGGGTGATCCCCCGCGAAGCAGTTACCGAGCCCTGACGCGGCATTGAGATAGACCTTCCAGTTGTAGTTACCGCATACCGGGCAGGTCTTGACGTTCAGTTGTTCGCCACGGGCCCCGCGCGTCTTGCGGTAAGAAACCCCCTCGGCGTCGAGGTAGGTCTCCATGTCCAGATGCTCGAGCAACTCCTTCAGATCGTCAGTCATGGCAACAGCCAGCGCCCTTTCTCGTGTGGCCAGGTCTGACGAATGCGCCTCATTACATCTACGAACGGGCGTCTATCCAGTTCAATCGCACCAGCCGCGATTGCCAGCGCCCGCTTCGACTTACAGATGTCGAAATGCGGGGTGCTGGAATTGCTCTGAAACCACTTGAAAGCCACCCCAATATGGGTTGCCATATCGCGCAGTTCTTGAGGTGTATCGGCGATCATGTGCGACATAACCATTCGGCCGAACCCATTAGCCGACTTGTCGACGTAGACGCTCACTCCACCCCCAGAACTTTTGACACGAACTTCATGCGATCAAGGGCCTGCTCGATGCGAAGCGAAAATCCGCCAGCCTGGTTGCGGGAAGCAGCGAAGAACAGCCGTGCCTGGTTGATCGACCGCTCTTCGTCGGTGCGGTTGATCGAAATCACGAGGTCCGCGATTCTGATCTTGTTGAAGTCCTCGCTGACGTGCTCAGCCTTCGCGACCGTTGCCTTGTAGCCCTCACGGTTGGTCTGCGTCGCGGTTAGAATCGCAATGTCTTCCGCCATTGCGAGACCCCGGAGCTGAACGTAGACGTTCTTCGAGTTCTCCACTGCGCTGTCTGTGCGGTGTTCGGGCTGCATCAGATCGGCGTAGTCCACAATCGCCAGGTCGAACTTAACGCCGTTGCTCTTGTAGCGTTCGATGAGCCGACGCAGGTCGTTGACCGTCATGTAACCCGAGGGAAACTCGTGAATCTTGAAGAGCCCCGCTTTCTTGACGAACTCCTGCACTTTCTCGCGAACGTCGTGACAGAACGACCCGAGCTCCATGATCGCCCGCTGGCTGATGTTGGCGTCCATGCGGTCAGCAATGATCTCTTTGCCGACCTCGAGGGTGACATAGAGAACGTTGCGGCCCTGTGCCGCCGCATTCACGCCGAAGTCGATCAGGGCGGTCGTCTTGCCGGCCTTTGCCCCGCCCATAAGAACCGACAGTTCTCGAATCCCCCAACCCTTGTGATAAAGCTGCTCGTCGATCGCCAGATAGCCGGTCGAAATGCCCTGCGGGGGTAGCTTGCCTGCCGCCCGCTCGAGCCTGGTGCCGGTGCGGGAGTCGATTTCCTTCCCGTAGTCGTAGGCTTCCACGTCGATGTTTGCACCGACGTTGAGCGCCTTGTTCAGTCGCTCCTTGATCTTCGGGAAGTTACGCTTGTCGAGATCCTTGATGGATTCGGTCATCGCATCGCAGACCTCCTGGTGACACGCGAACTCCGCCACCTGGTCTACGACGTAATCACGGTCGCTGATGTCCAATTCCCACAGTTGCTTGATGCGCTCGCTGCACATCTTGGCGAGATCAGGCTTCATCGTCTTATTGATGACCGCCTCGCGAATCAGCGTGCCGTAAATCGTTCGATCTGCGGGAATGCGCTTATATCGCTGGTAATACCTGAGCGTGAGGTTGATGAGAGAAGCGTCCGACAGCAGTTCGAAATAGTCGGGCTTGATGAGCCCATCCGTCCGGGCTACGAAGCGCGCATCACGCAACACGAGCGCCGCGATTTTTGCTTGAAAGGCAGTATCGAAGTCGTATTTCTTGACTTCGGGCGCCTTCTCCTCTGGGAGAACCGCAACCCCGGGAACAACTGCCGGAGTCGCGGTCGTCGTGGTTTCAGTGCCGGTCATTGCTTACGCCCCGATGCCGGCGTTGGTGCTTTCGGTGACGGCAACGCTTGGGGCTTCGCCCACCTGCCTAAATTGCTCGATCGCGTGCTTGAAGATGACGTTCGGGAACGCGCGGTAGCCGCTCGTTTCATCTCCTTCGCACACCGAGACTGTGAACTTGTCCCGCGCGATGATCTTGCCAATGATTGTTCGACCGTCCGCGACGAACGTAACCTCCACGGGCGCGCCCGACTCCTGAAGTGCCTTCAGAATCGCGTCGTGCCCCTTTGCCTGCTTCGGGTTCTTTTGAAATGAACGGCGCTGTTCGTAGCGGTCCTGATTACGATCCCGATTGAAGCCGGGGCGAGTATGAAGCTGCTCGCGACGCTGCTGGTGTTCCATGTATCTAGCTCCTTGAAAGTGAAAAGAAAAAACAAAAATGAGCCCTTCTAGTATAGTTCAGGCGTGACCTATCCCAACGTTGCAGCGACGGCCCTCGCCCGCTTTACTGTGGGGGTTCCGAAGAGTGCTTCCGCGACGCGCTCAATCAACACCCCCTCTTTAATGAGCGACGCAATCGGCAAGTGTGGCATCGGGCGTTTCTTAATCTGATCGACCAACCACTTCTGGTAGGCATTCTGCTCGGGCGCCCCACAGAAGTTCTCCGCGCGAAACCACGGATCTGTCGCGATCTGTAACCTAATCTTGCACTCGTTTGCCCACGCATCCCGGGCGTCGAGAACGAACTCTTCGCCGAGCATCTGGTTCGGGCGGGGGAAAAACCGCCAGCCGCGATCAGAGAAGCGGTTCATCGCGAACCGCAGGGCGAATTCATAGCGCACGCCGATCGCATCGAGCTCCTGACGTGCCCGCCAAAACCCCACTAGCTCACCGCACTTGAACACGTCCTCTGGGGTGAATGCCCGAATCTCCCGTGACTCCTCGAGATCCTTGGTGCGGGCGTATAGCGCCTGCACAGCATCTTGGTAATGGGCCGCGTAGAGATAAGTGGCCTTGACCGGATGTATACGTCTATAGTCAAACCACTTGGTTTGTTGAAGGGCGGACTCCCGCACCCGCAGCTCGGGACGAATTCGGGCGTGCGAGAGCATCTCACAATCCAGATGATTCAGGCTTGATCCGAAGTAGGTAAACATCAACGCTTGGGGCTTTGCCAACCCGTCCCTAAAGTCTTTAACTCCCTGACCCTACTATTATAGTAAGCCAGCACTTATCTAATTCTTAGGGCGATTTGGCAAAGCCCCAAGCCCTTCAAATCGAAGTTTCGTATGCCTCAATGATCTCCCCGACCAACCGGGATCGGATCACGTCGTTCTTGGAGAAGACCACCACCTTGACACAGGACCTATCCCCGAGACGCTTAACCGCATCGGTGAGACCGGACGGGCCTTGGAGGTCGGTTTGCGAATCGTCACCATTAACAACTACGCGCGCGTTCTCACCCATGCGAGTAAGGAAGAGCTTCATCTGTGTTGGCGTGGCGTTTTGTGCTTCATCGAGGATGACGAAGGAGTTCTTGAACGTTCGACCCCGCATATATGCGAACGGAGCTGCTTCGATCTTCCCGTGTTTCAAAAGATAGTCGACGAACGTTTTGCCGAGACGTTCGTTTAGAACCTCGCGGAAGGGGGCGATCCAAGGCTCGTATTTCTCGTCTTTCTCCCCGGGCAGGTATCCCAGACTTTCCCCCGCTTCTACGGCGGGCCTTGTGATGATGATTCGTTCAACCGTTTCGTTCTGAAGATGCTGCGCCGCAATTGCTGCTGCGATGTAGGTCTTGCCGGTTCCCGCGGGGCCTAATCCGAAAACGAGGTTGAAAGACTTGATTGCATTGATGTAGCGTTTTTGAGCTTCGTTTTTCGGCTCGAGTGGCCCCGCTATAACAACGTGCGGACGACCGGGGGTTGGGATCGCCACTGTTGCGACCCGGCTTCGTTTTTCTTCACGCTTCTCTCGGCGTGATCGTTTCTTGCTCATGGGCGGTCTCGGTTGTCGGGTTAGCTGCTGCCACCCTTCCCTGTCGTGAGAATCAGGTTCGGAGTGTTGATGACCTCGCTTGGCTGACGTTCATAGAACTTGCCGCCGACCACCGCGAACGAAGCCCCCACAGTGATATAGTCGAATACTACGGCGCGAGTTTGAATGTCTACGTTGGCAATCGTAAATCCGGTGTGCCACTTCTCGCCTTGACAGTAGCTCGCGTCCCGCTTGTGCCCGCCGCCCATCTGATGCCACTCATAGGCGCCGTAGATCGGGTTGAACATCGGCCAGACCTGGTGGCGGTGATGGTGCCCATTTACTCCGGGCAAGCCGAAGTTGCGCGCGTCGGGGTAGTGGTGCGCGAGCAGGCACTCCCAATAGACCCGGTAGTTGTTGCGGAGCTCGTTCTTGAAGTCGCGCTCGGTGAAGGCGGTAAGGTCTGCTTTAGCGATGTAGTTGATCTCGAACTTGTCGAGGGCAAGAAGTTTCGAGACCGTGAGCCCATGCAGATCCGCAAGAACCGCGCGCAAGGCTGGGGTTTGGTCGGCTAGTAAACGAAGCAGGCGGGCTTCGTGATTACCTTCGAGGATGTCGAACTCGCATTCGGGCGCTGCTTCACGAAGAGGCCCGAGAATCTTGTTGTGAGCGAACTTGATACGACCGGCGGCATCCCACTCGCGAGGGTCGATTGGATACCTGCCGAACTCGGCCATGTCGAACACGTCCCCGACTAGGCTTATGAGGTCTGGTTGAACGCGCTTGGCAGTGTCGATGAGGATGCGAAGGTAGAAGGGGTCGATCTCGCGGTCGTGTAGGTCGCTTGCAAGAATTGCAGTCTTGAAGCGGTTTTTGTTCGGGCGCCGATACTTGTCGCCATAATCGGCACGCTCGACGTTGAGCTTGCGGTAGTGATCGACCGAGGCGTGCTTCGCGATTTGTCGCTCGAGCCCGTGTTGCTGGCGCGTCAGAACGATGCCTGCTTGACGCTTGAACTCGTGAAAGGTGCCGAAGTGGGCGTTCCAGACCGACTCGGTGATCGGACTGTTGACGCGAAAGTAGTTGCGACTTATGACCCGTTCGGGGTCCTTCGCCGCCATCTCGCGAAGAATTTCGATGCAGTCTTCCTTCGACTTGGGTGTGGGGTCCTTGTGCAGAATCCCTTCGGACATCGGCACCTTACCGGGTGTCGTCGCGGGGGGCGTTGGTGCTGTCTTGTGGGATGCGGGCATGAACACTCCTAGTCGTTCTAGTATACCACATGAGTCAGCGGTGACTGATCTATCCGCTTAGGACAGCAACCATTCGAACTAGGAAGGAACGTGACGCATTGCGACCACCCGTTGTAGTAATCGCGTTGTCGAGTCGATACTCGCGTCCGACCACTCCACCTTGCAACCACGCGACAGTCTTGTTGCCTTGAATGGCGCTGGTCACGACCGTAAGCTCGGCACTTGGAACTACTGCCCAGTTGCTCGTGGCCAGGGTGTCGCCATCGAGCCATTTGGTCCAGTCGTGCCCGAAGTCGAGGGGGCCACCGGGGGTTTTCTCGATGACCCACATTCTTGCGTCGGCGTCGTAACGAAATCCGCTATTCATGGCACATTCCCTTTAGGGGCGGAAGTTGGAAGGGTTGTTTTGTCGAATCTTCACGAAGCGCGTTTCCTTGAACGGGGCGATAAAACGAGTCTCGGGCCGAACATCCAATTTACGAATGAAGGCTAGATTTACGTCGGTCGTAAGAACCGACCCCTGTCCCACAAGCGTAGCGGTATCGAGTAAAACAGCAGCATTGCCGAACACAGGATGTGTGGCGGCAGCGTCTACGGTCAGGTCTTCAAGCGTTCTTTCGACAGAGCCGACGATCGGGTTTGCGACCGCCGCCTCGATCGTCAGGTCTTCGAGCGTAACAATCGTGGTCGTCTGAACCCCTACTGTGGTGGTAGACGAGCATGTAGCCGAATCAAGGGTTCGGCTCGATGATGCAGACACCAGGGCGTCTGCTTCCGAAACTACCGTTACATCCTGAAGCGTTTGTATAAGGGACGCATTGCGTTCTTCTTGATTGCTGCCTGTTGCGACAAGGGTCGCATCTTCGAGCGTCACCCCGGCCGTTACTTGAATCGGAACGTTGACGGCAGACGAAAGCGTAGCGTCGCCCAACGTAACCGAGACACTGCCGGCAATTGCAACGGTCGTATTCGATGAGCTCGTGGTAGCGTCGAGCGTCGCAGAAGTCGCGCCTACGACGTTGACGACAGCGGCGGACGAAAAAGAAACAGCATCGAGAGTTACATTCGTCGAGCCGACGATCGCTGTCGCCCCAGCCGAGGATAAAGAAACGGCGTCGAGCGTGGCGTTTGTTGATCCCGAGATGTCGACCAAAATAGTCGACGAAAGAGAAGCTGCTTCGAGCGTTACGTTGAGGTTGGCGATGATTTCGCCAGCGCCGCTCCCTTGAGTCGCCCCCACAAAGGGCGCACCATGATAAGCAAAGTCGAGCTTTGCTGTATCGAGGGTCTTTGCCTCTACATAGCAAAAAGGGGCGCCGAGGTAAGAGAAGTCCAGCTTCTCAAGATCGGCCTTGGTGGGGAGCGCCATGTGCTACCCCTATTGTGGCGGTGTATAACCGTCGAGCAATGTCTTCAGTGCTTTCAGCTCGCTCACCTTGGACCGGATGCCCGCGATCTGCTCGGCAGTCATTCCCAACACCCCGAACTCGGCATCGGTTACGCCGTCGATGAGAGGCGCGGACTGAAGAATCTTTGCGGCCGGCGCCCCGACAAGACGCTGAAAAAGGAATCCCAGAGCCTCATAGCGCGAGGAATAGGTAAACCCCCCGCCCCCAGGCGGAAATGGATTCTGTCCCGCGAGCACCTGTCGCTCGATCTCTTCGAGTTCGGTCAGCTTGCGTTGCCCCACAAGACGGGCGTAATGGGCGTTCGCTACGGCATCTACTTGCTCTTGCGAGGGGTCGAACGAGAACTGGAAGAACTCACTGGAACTGTCGGGAAGTTGCACCCGCACCTGCCAATGCCCGCCTGCGTTCTGCTCTTTGGAAAGAATGGTCGCCATGATGGTTACGCCTGCGAAATGGTCATGTCGTCCACATACCCGGAATAGGTGGACCCGCCGTATGCTTCGGCAACGATCTGCACCACGCCCGCGACGGTCGGGGTGAACGTAATGGTCAGCTCTTCCCAGGTATCGGCTGCGGCGGTCATGGAGGCGATTACGTCATTTGTTACTCCTGCGATCTGCCCCCCTTTGCACACGAGGCGCATCGTCAGCCCCGTGTTGCTGCGTCTCATCCACGCTTTCACCGTTACCTGAGCATTCGCCCCCACCGCGACTCGAGCCAAGGCCAGGCACGCCGGGTAGACCTCGTTGCGGGTCGTGGAGGTCACGTCCACTCGGTAGGCGTAGCCCGAGGCGGTGTGGCGCACCGCGGTTTGTCGGGCCCACAACATCGAATCCCCGTAGAGAAAGTCGTTTCCATCAATTGCCCGCTCCCGCTCGGACCAGAATTGGTGCCCGGCCGACGTAACGCTATTTCCCTGTTTCGTTGTGTCGTTGATGAAGAAGTCCCTAAGTCTGAGGTTGTCCCCATAGACCGTAAAGGCTGATCCGTTGACAGCACTGCTGCCCCCTAGAATCACGTTCCCTGAACCTGAAACGTAGGATCCTGTGGCTCGATTTCTTGCGATTCTCGCTTTCTTCGCCACGAAGTTGTGGGTTGGGTTCAGATAGATCCCGTATTGCCAGTTCCCACACACGCACAGGTCGTCCACCGTCAAACTTCCGCCCCCAGGGATATTCAGTCCGTAGGCATTCGACAGCAGTTTGATCTTCCCGAGTCGCTGTTTCCTTGGGGTAAATGTCAACCCAGCAGTGTTATTGCATACCGCAATAAGGTTGTCGTAGAGAATTTCCGTTGGGTCTACCTGCGCTGCCATGATACTCAGGTTGAATCCGTTCTCGTTGTTGCTGCACTTCATGTCCAGCAGCCGGAAACTTTGCGAGCTGGGCGAAGTGCTTTGAAAGCCATTGAAGCAGCGGGTATAGTTGATTTTGCTCATCGTCCAGTAGGAGATGGACGACACGTTAAAAGCCGTTGGAAATCCATTCACCCCGTCCAGCCAAGTCTCCCCAGTCTGGGTGCTCATATCGGTGCGGTTCCAGCCTCCCGAAAGAACGTTGAATGCCCCCGAGGTTCCCGATTCCTGGGGCTGGTCCACTACCGTCCCCGAGGTCGCGACCATTGGCAGTCGAATTGGCTCAACCTTGTAGACCGTGGTTGTCTCTTTGGTCAGCGAGACCGTGCCGGTCGCACCACCGACACCGTTCCCGGTAGAACCTTGCAGTTCGAAGGTATTTGTCGTTGCGTTGGCTGTCGTCCATGTCCCGTTGGCCGCGGTGTTAGTGTCATGCCCGGTCACTGTCACGGTGGT